TGAGCCTGTGTTTAAATGTGTGTCAACATCACTATCAGTATATGCTGTAGGAATTGTAGGCTTGTTTGATAAGTCATCATAGTCGCCACTAAACAATGCTGTATCACCTGCAAGAGCAGTTGTACTAGTTGTACCTAATGCCAATGCATCAGTAATGCCATATCCTGCAATAGTAGTTGGTTTGCTTGTTAAATCTGCAAACGCACCACTAAACAATGCTGTATTACCTGCTAATGCTGTTGTGCTAGTTGTACCTAATGCTAGTGCATCAGTAATTCCATAACCTGCTATTGTAGTTGGTTTGCTTGTAAGTGAAGTAAACGCTCCATCAAACAATGCTGTATCACCTGCAAGTGCTGTTGTACTACTTGTACCCAATGCCAATGCATCTGTAATTCCATAACCTGCTATTGTAGTTGGTGTTCCTGTTAGACTTGCAAATGCAAAATCCTGTGCAACGCCACTGATTGCAATGTTGCCTGAACCTAAAAGACTTTCACCGTTAATAGTTTTAATACTTGTTCCACTAACTAATGCGTCTTGTGCATCTGTAATGCCATAACCTGCTACTGTAGTTGGCTTGCCTGTTAAACTTGCGAATGATTGTGCTGGTACACTTGTTAATGCATCAGTAATTCCGTAACCTGCTACTGTTGTTGGTGTACTTGTTACATCAGCAAACGCAACAGTTGTTAGATAATCTGTTCCTGCTACTGCTGCACTTATGTTCCCTGCACCATCTGCTTTTACTATTCCTGTAACTGCACCAACAATTGGATCTGTTTCTGTATAACTTGTCAAATAACCTTGTGTACTATGGTCACCATAATCAGTTGGGATAGTTGGTTTATTAGTTAAACTGTTATAGTCGCCGTCGAACGCATATGCGAATAATGGTTGTATTTCACTTAGACCAACATAAACTTCGTTAAAGTTATCATTAACTTTATCAAATGCTGAACGGAGGCTTTCTCCGTCTCCTGTTAATTCGCCTGATCCAATATTAATTATCTGCTTCGCCATTTGCCCACCTTAATGATTTAGTTTAATACTGTTTACTGTACCGTCTGTCCAATTAGATACATATACTCTTACCCATACATAGTTTCCTGTAAGATTATATGTCTTACTAGATGTTTCGTTTGCAGTGTATTCTAACTTACTTGTAGTTGCACTAACAATTTTACCAGTAGTATCTATTGTTTGTCCGGAACCTAGTATTACAGTAAACCAGTCATCTGCTGTAGGATCTACTGCAAGTGTTCCTTGCATTTCTATATCACCTAAAAATCCTGACAGATTAATTTGTATGGTATGAAAACCGTCACTACGACTGTAGTAACCATCTCCTTTATATTTTTCTCCAGTTACAGTTTCGGTTGTACTGTCTCCTGGGTGCGTATTTGCTGATAATATTGTTTCACTGTTTGACATATAACTATTTATCAATATTCGACTTGACTATTAATTTGTCGACACGTCTAATATTGTTAGTTACAAGGCTACATAGTTGTAGAGTTTTTTCGTCTCTAATATAAAAATACATACCGTCAACATATCCTTCGTCGAATGATGTTTCTAAACAAATAGAACCGATCTTTACTTGCTTAGGATTCGCTTCAGCCCATTGTGCAAAAGACTGTTCGCCTAGTTTGTTTCCAAATGTAACTCTATATTGGTATCCATTATCGTTTTTAACAATAATAGTATTCTTTTTTATTTCATTTAGTACACTACTGTCTGGCTTATATAAAGATATAATACTATCCGGCTGCAACTGAGCTATGATGTTTTCCAACCATTGAAAATTATTAGAGTAAATGCTCATATAATTTGAGCGTACTCTAAGTTTATAATTAAATGTATTATTGGAAAACATACTATAAAGGCGTCTTGCATCAAAATAATCTTCTTCAAGGATAGAGTATTTGCGAAGACCTCGAATTATCTCTAAAGGATCTCCATGATCATACAAGCTTTGTAGACTATCTAGTATGTTACGAGCTAGAGAAAGATTTTTTTCTCTAAAGTAATTAGAAAGACTATTTCTAATCTCTAGCTTGTAAAGATAATCATTATAGAAAAGCTTTGTTGTCTCCTTAGTTTTCAACAACTTTCTCCGAAGTACAGTCGAGCACAAAGCTTCCTTTGTTAAAATCAATAGTTAACATACCGCCATTTTTAAGATCGCCAAACAACAGTTGTCTTGACAACGGACGCTTAATTTCTTTGTCAATTACACGTTGCAAAGGACGAGCACCGTTTTTAGGATCAAACCCTTTATCAACAAGCGCATCAATTGCTTCATCTGTAATTTTAACTTTAACATTCTTGTCAACAACCATGTCTTTAAGCTCTTTAAGGAATTTACCAACAATCTTAATCATTACTTCTTTGCCTAGTTTAGCAAATGTAATCACACCGTCAAGTCTATTACGGAACTCTGGAGCAAAAAACTTTTTAAGCTCAGTATCTTCATAGGTGCTTTCATCAGTTTCCTGTGCAAATCCAATGGAATTCTTTTCTGCTGCCTTTGCACCTAAGTTAGTAGTTAGGATCAAAACACAGTTACGAGCATCGGCTTCTTTACCATTTGACCCTGTAATTTTACCATTGTCCATTACTTGTAGTAAAATCTGTGACACGTCGGGGTGAGCTTTTTCAATCTCGTCTAACAGTAATACACAGTTAGGATTTTCTTGTAATTTTTCAATTAGCAATCCTGAGGTATCGTCGTGTCCAACATAACCCGGAGGTGACCCAATTAGTTTAGAAATACTGTGTTTCTCTTGATATTCACTCATATCAAATCTCACCAGTTCTACTCCTAGCTGATCTGCTAGTTGCTTTGCTGTTTCAGTCTTACCTGTACCAGTTGGGCCCATAAACACAAACGATCCTATTGGTTTATCGTCTGGTTTTAGTCCTGCTTGACTAACAAGAATCTTGTCAACAATATTTTCAATTGCTTCGTCTTGTCCAAATACTCCGCCTTTAAGATTCTTTTCAAGATTAGCAAGATTATCTGTTTCGGTTTGACTAACTGTTTCGGGAGGCAACTTAACAACTTTAGCAAGTTCAAATTCAATTTTTTCAGCTGTAACAATACGATTAGTTTCGTTCTTAATCTTAAATCTAGAACATGCTAAGTCTATTAAATCAATTGCTTTATCTGGTAGTTTTTTATCACCTTGATATTTTATGCTTAGTTTAACTGCACTTTCAATTGCTTCTTCTGTAATTTCTGTTTCGTGATAATCTTCGTAATACTTCTTAAGTCCTCGAAGGATATCTTTCGCTACTTCGGCACTTGGTTCGTCAACCGTTACACGCTGGAATCGACGCATCAATGCACGATCCTTTTCAAAGAACTTGCGATACTCTTCCCACGTAGTTGACGCTACAACTTTAAGTGTGCCTTTAGTAAGTGCAGGTTTTAACATATTGGCAAGATCATTTGATCCGTCTTTTCCGCCAGCACCTGCTCCGCTCATCATATGTGCTTCATCGATAAACATAATGGTTTTGCCCTTCTTTTGCAATCCATTAAGTACAAGCTTTAGTCGTTCTTCAAAGTCTCCGCGGTACTTTGAACCAGCAAGCATAGCACCAATGTCTAACATATATACTTCGTATTCTTTTAGGAATTCTGGAACATTATCGTTAACAATGTTGTACGCCATGCCTTCTGCAACTGCCGTTTTACCTACTCCTGGGTCACCTACTAACAATACATTGTTTTTATTGCGGCGTCCTAATGCAAGTGCAATACTTTCTAGTTCGTCAGCACGGCCAATAATAGGATCAATTTTATTACGTTTTGCTTCGTCATTTAGGTTAGTAGTAAATTGACGTAATGCCTTTGCACTAGCCCCTGACATTTCTTCTTGAGCAACTTCGTCTTCGATATCAGAACTTACAAAGTCTGCAAACAACTCCTTTACGATGCCTGATTTTTCGATAAAGTATGCTGCATGTGATTTCTTTTCGCTCATCATACTTAACAGCACATCACTGAGTTCAATTTCACTACGTCCTGCAAAAAGAGTTTGTGTAAATGCACGATTAAGTACACGTTCTACACTCTGTGTTTTTTTAGGTTTATACTTTTCAGCAGTAGTTTTAATTTCTTCAAGATTGCTTTTTAAGTAGTGTTCTAAATTTGATTTTAAATAATCTACATCGGCGCCAAAGCCGTTAAGTAGACTATAAAAATTATTAGAGCATAACATTGCAAACAACAGGTGTTCAACAGTAACATATTCATGCTGTAGTTTTTTTGCATCTTTAATACTCTTTTCAAAAACTGCCTGTAGTTCTTTGCTAGGTTCGACCATTTATACTTTCCTCTGTTTAGATTGTTTTTTCTTTGCTCTATCTAATTTAAGCTTGCTTACTCGATCAGTAAATTCTATTCCTTGCAAGTGATCATATTCGTGAAGGAAACATCTTGCATCTATGTCGTGTAGTTCTATTATACATTCTTGTGCGTCTGTGTCAAGATATTTCGCAACAATACTTACTGGACGTTTAACTTTTAAATATAAGCCCGGATGACTTAAACACCCTTCTGGCATAATTTCGTTCTCTTCAGAAGTCTTTAAGATTTCAGGATTTATCAATGCAAACGGTTTTGCACCTCCTAATAAATAAGGCTTCATTACAAATATTTGCGCATCTATTGCCACTTGGTTTGCACTAAGTCCAATGCCGCCTTCTTGCAACATTAATTCAACCATTTGTCTTTCAACTTCTTTTGCATTTAAGAAATTAAAACTAAACGGGCTTAATTGTTTTTCTAACCACGTGTCGGGCGACCTTACTAATTTAAGATCCATTAATTACCTCTTGTATTTTTTCTATCTGTAAGTTATTCAATTTTGGTATCTCTGCTTCAATTTTTATAAAAAATGTACCTTTTGATCCAGACTTAGCACTAGGAAGTCCGTATCCGTTCATACTAAACATTGTTCCGTTTTTTGTAGACATTGGTATTTTTAATTCTATATTTTTACCTTCGGGAGTTCTTATTATTTTAAGAGTGCCTGTAATTAACTCTAGACAATTTACTTTTAGCACCATTTGTACATTATTATTACTTCTAGTATACAACGGATGTTGTAAAATGTCAACGATTACATACAAATCTCCTCGTTTTCCGGGAATACTATTATCGCCTAGTCCTGTAAATCTTATTGTATCTCCTTCAGAAGCACCTATTGGTATATCTAAATTTACAGTTTGTTCTTGTCCGTTACGCAATCTATACGCAGCTAGTATTTGCTTTCCTATAAACGTTTCTTCTATTGATATTGATACTTTTATTCTTATATCTGGATTTTTTGGACGTCTATTTCCAAACCCGAATGGACCGTTGGCGCCGAATATATCTTCAAACCCGTGCATGTTGCCTGTATTAAATTGCCGTTGTTGCGGTTGCGGATTATCGTATTGTTGACGTTTTTGCGGATCTTTTAATGTGCTGTAAGCTTCGTTTACTTTTTTAAAAGTTTCTTCGTTACCACCCCTGTCAGGATGATGCTGCATACTTGCTTTCTTGTATGCTTTTTTTAAATCTTGTTCAGAAGCGTTTTTAGGTACACCTAAAATAGAATAATAGTCCATGCAATTACTTATCGCATGAACTATTGTAATTAGTTAGTAGTGATTACTTTTTCTTGTTATCAGAATAAGCGTTCCCAGCAAAAAATGCTGCTACAATCGCTGCAACTGAAACAAAGTACGTTGGAGCCATATCGCCTAGAATCTTACCTGCTTGTTCTAGTCCAATCAACGCTGCAACTACAACTGCAAATGGATATAATAACATACCAAATAATGCAAACCAAGCCATATTACGCATTGCGTCTCTGCGTAAATCTGCATCTTCTAGTTCTTTTCTTTTGAACTCTAAGTACATTGCTTGTTCTTCGGCTGATACTTTTCCGTCGCCGTTTGTATCTGCTGGATGGTGCCCTGCTGCTTTTACTTCTGCTTCACTCATTTCTTTTCCCCCTCAAGTTTAGCGATACGAGCCTCAAGCTCGTCAATCTTATCGGTTATTTTAGGGTACTTTAC